CTTTGCGGTTACTAATTCAATTTCAAATTCATATGGCCTAAAATAAGTTATTCCATCGGCTTTAAATGTATCCACAGCAAGTTCTCTATATGCTATGAATGGCGGTTTAACCTTTTTGTCAGAGTCAAAATGGTCGTAAGCAACTGGTATGTTTAAAGACTTTAACATATCGAATATATCTTTATGTTTCATAAGCCACCTTCTATCTTTCTTGTTATTTTATCTTCGAACTCCTTAATACATCTCTCCTCTACTGGAGCTATGTGTACTTTAGGTACTGTAATACCTCCACTTCTGGTTAAATGTGGTTTTTCTAGGAGGTGCGTTAATTGGTAATCAGTTTTGTTGTGTATTTCGGCCTCTACAGTTCCAAAACCTTTAGTAATATCCATTCTCCACCCTTTACGATATTTACCTCTATGAGCAGTATTTTTTTTATTAATAGGAGATGTATGTTTTAGTTCTTGAACTCCATCTTTGGCTATTTCTTTAGCTGCTTCATATAAAGCATCATCCATACTTTTAGAATATTCACCTAAGATTTCTTTAATATCAAGAATTGAATCAGATACCATTTTTACCAATCTTCTTTGCACATACCAGTACAATATCAAATTTATTTTTAGGATCTACTGTCCTAATTATTTGGTATCTTTCATCATTCCACTCTAATTCATCTTGACCATTATAGTTAAGTCTTTTGATAACAAATTCACAACTAGGCGATAAACCTACCATCGTAGCATTATAAAACTCATTAGTTCTTAGACTTTGTTTTTTAGCATAACATTTTGTAGTAGTAAAAAAAGATGTTTCTTGATTCCCAATAGCATCTTCTTCTACTACTTCATTAATTAAATAAATAATCTCACTATATTCCATTTTTTCATTCCTCTACAGTGGATTCTGATGGATTTATCTCATCAGAAGGTGATATATACTCTGTTAAATGTCTCAGAGTATCTTTCTGTAGTGCATATGAATTAGAATATAGATCAGAATTAGTAACATCCAGAAAACTTAATACATAAGTAATAATTGCTGTCTGTATTAAGGCATCTGGTTTTTCTATGTTTATTAAAGTATCGACTATGCCAATACTTTTAAGATCCAATTTAGCAGCATCAATCCACATTTTGATATTATTATCAAAATCACAGTGATTAATACCTTGTATTTTTTTTATTTCCTCTAGCATAGTCTAATCCTCCCTTTAATTACCCACTTACAACTGGTTTTGCGATGTTACAGAATGATTTATCTGCTACTGCTTGAACTCCTACATATCTTCTACCTAGGATTCTAACTAAATCAGCAGTCATTAATGTAGTATCATCATATTTCATTTCGATGCCTTCGCCATTAGGGAAGTTCATTAATGTACCATGATCGAAGTCTCCTACAATCATATATACTGCGTTTCCTTCTGCAGTGCTATAAGCTGGTAAAGTATTATTAAATACTACAGTAGCACCTTCAAATGGATCTACAGCATAATTGTTTTGATATTGGATTTCTTTGAATGCTGCATAAGTTAATTTATTCATAACTATAGTAATGTCTTTTGTTTCATCACTTAAATTAGAAATAGCTTTAGCAACTAATCCGATTGATGGAGCTTCAGTAATTTTATTAGCTGAAACTGTGTCATATACTCCTGATTCATTAGCTTGTAATGAAGTTGGTAATGCTTTAACAATTGAAACAACTTCATCAGCAACTTTCTTAGCAATTCTATAAGTAATTTCATCATAGATATAACGTAAGAAAGCTTCTCCTCTTAAATCTAATACTTCATCAGAAATAGAGATCCACTTCTTAAATGAGATTGGTGTTAATTGAACTACACCTAAAATTAATTCTTCCTCAGTTACAGCAGCAGCACCTTCTGTATGTTTTACAGCAGCATCACCACTAACCTCAAATTGGATTTTTAAATTTCCTTTAACTGATAATGTACGAACTTTTGAAAGTAATTCTTCTTTCTCCCAAGCAGTTTTTACAATATCATATACCATATCTGGTACTTCTACTGTTGCACTGTTATTAGTAGCATATCCTCCAGTAGTTATTAATGCTCTTAATTCTTTAGCATCGTTTGTTTTAATATATTCTGCATATGCATCAATATATTCTTTTGAATTTCTTAATTCTTCCATTTTTTTACCTTCCTTCTTAACTTCGATTTCTTTAGCTAAATAACTTTTTTCTTCTAGTTCTTTAGCTTGTTTTTCAGATTCTTCATGTTCTTCTATTTGAGTTTCTTCTTCTTTTAAAGCTTCAACTTCTTCATTAAGTTCATCAACCTTAGCAGTATCTTCTGCTGCTTCGATTTCTTCTCTTAATTCAGCTTTTCTAGCTTCAATTTCCTCTTTTCTTTTCATAAATACCTCCTATGATTTGTGTTATTTAAGGCATAACTGCCATTACGACCATTCCAGTCTTTATCAAAACGATTTAGTTTCCCATTCCAGCAAACAAAAAAGCAACTATTCCAGTTACTTAATATTCATCGTATTAACCTAATTTTTCTAATAATTTATCTTTTGCTTCTCTTAACTCTTTTGCTTTTTTCTCATTTTCTAATTGTTCTTCATGTTCTTTTCTTAATTCAGCTCTACGAGTTAGAAATTCTTCATTTTGTTTTCTTGCTACAGATACATCTGTTGCATTGTAAAATGGTTGATCTACTACAGATACATCATACAATTTACCTATCTTTGTGATAGTTCTGGTATCAGTGTCATAATCATAAGTATCTTCTTCTACAGAAAATGCAAATGATTGTTTATCTATTAAACCACTCTTTATTGCATTATAGATATTTTTGTGATCTGTTATATCATCTTGTAATACTGCATCAATCATTAAACCTTTATCATCAACTTCTAATTCTAAAGATTTATTTCTAGTTCTTGCTAGTACCATAAAACTATCATTGTGATTATAACGTAGAACTACATCACTCATATCAGCTTCATCAAATGCTTTAGAATCTATTGTTTCTGTATAATCATAAGTTTCTGGACTATTAAAAACAGCAGCATAACCTTTGATTTCCATCTTTCCATCTTCACTTGATTCAGCTCTGAATTGCATATCTAGTTTTCTAATTTCCTTCATTTTCTTCACCTTCCTCATTATTATCTTCGCTATTGTTATTACTATCAGATCCTACATCTTCATTTAATGTATGGTTCTGATCTATCATAAACACATCCCCACCATCAATAGGTGCTAAATTAAATGCTTCTCTTTGTTCGTTAATTGTTAGTATGTTTCCTGCATATCTTATTAATTCAATTTTAGTTTTATTAGAAGCATACTGTAATCTATTTGATTCAAATATAATTTCATGGCCAAAATTCTTTTCAGTTGGAGTAAATATTTTATTAGAAAATTCTAAACTCATTTGTAAACCAATAGGTTCTAGAATTGATTCATAAAATGCGTTCCATTCATCTTCTGAATATTTAGATTTAATTATATTTTCATTTAAACCAAAATATTTAAGTATTTTTTCATCAAATGTCTTTATTTGATCTGCTGTAGCAGTTTGAGGTTCAATCTTTACTGGAGTAAAGTCTGTTGTTGCATCTAATCCACCAATACCACTCTTATTAGTTTTGCTTTGAATAAAGTCATTAACAAATTGATCTCTCATTTTCTTAACATCTTCTGGTTTAAGCATAGCTTTAGTAGATTTTAAAATACCTTTGATACTTTGTGTAGTTTTAATAGCATTAACAATACCTTCATCTAATACGTGTTTAATATCTAATACTTTAATAATTGGATCAGAACTAGCACCAAACATACCATCTTTTCCTACAAATCTAGTTAAATGAACGCAGGAATCATATGGAATAAATCTTTCTTTGCTTCTACCAAACTTACATTTTATCCATATTTTATTTTGATATTCATATAGTTTTATTTCACTAAATTCTAATGGGTATAATCCTGTTACCTTTAAATCTTCATTTCTTTGAATATAAATAATGGCATTATTATATAATTCTAGATCTGTTATTATTTGATAGTAGAACTTATAAGCATTTTGAACTTCATTAGGTTGTTTGGCTAATAATTTATACAGGCTATCTTGTAGTGTTTTTACTTTTCCTTTAAAACTACAAATATGTTTAGGATGCATTTTTGCTCCATTTCTTGCTATTGTATCTACACACGCCAATACTTCTGGATCTTCATTAAAGTTTCCTCGATATGGAGTAAACTGTGCTTTATATCCTTCGACAACTTCTAATTGTTCACTTGTTGCTGGTGCTGTGGTATTTCTATCACTTCCAAATATCATACTCAACAAACTTCTCTTTGCCATATTAAACCTCCTCATTTATATAGTTTAGATATTCTTGTTGCTTATTTACATATAGTACATAAGCATCCATTAAACTTGCAGCTCCATCAATTCTCTGACGTGCTTTTTCTTTTGATAACATAATATTTTCATTATCATCAACTTTAACAACAACATTAGACAGATTCCATTTAAGAATCGGATTGTTATTGTAATTTATTTTTTTATCCATAAGATCTGCTTTCATTTGCTTTAATGGTGCTGATTCAGTTTTATATCCTTGTCGAACTTCTACCATATCAAAACCTTGCTCTATCATTTCATCACACCAGAACTGTGCGTTCCATGAATCGTAACCGATCCAAAGTGGCCTTAAATCAAATTCTTGTACTTGTTCTAAAAACCACAGTGTAACATCGTGATAATCTATCTTTGAAGTTCCTGATAATCTTAATAATCCTGATTTCAACCATTTATCATATGGAATTTTATCTTCAATTACTTTCTTTTCTAATGAATTAGTTGGAATCCAATACATTTGCTTAATTCTAATTTTTCCTTTAACAACTCCTAATATAGTTGCACAGGTTAAATCTGTTGTACTGGATAAATCACATCCACCAATACAATAGCAATCTTTCCAATCACTATATATTTCTTCATTATTTAGATCATCAAATGTAAGCCATGCATTTACTGCATTTTGTCTTACATTGAAATCTTTACATAATAAATTGACTAATTCAATTGGATTAGCTTTAGCTCTCAATACTTTTTCTCTAAGAGCTTTTGCTGATTTTATTTTTCCTAATGCTGGATTTGATTTATACCATGATTCCTCATTAATCCATTCTTTTTCATCATCTAACTCATAAATAATTGGTAATAAAACTTCATCTGGAATAGTTCCATCTATTACTTGTGATGCATAATCATACTCTATATCAAATACATTTTGTCTAATAGTTCCCATCGTACTTGTTTCTAAGAGTAATGGTTGCTGTCTAGCACTCATTGAATCATACATAACATCTAATAAATTTTTATCCTTCCATGCATGAACTTCATCTGCAATTACTAAATGACTATTCAAACCATCTAATGAATTAGAATCAGATGCTAAAGCTCTGAAAGTAGAATCAGTTGCATCATAATATATTCCACCTATTAAACATCTAATTCTCTTTGCTAGAGCTGGACTTTTCTTTATCATCTTTTTAGATTCTTCCCAGACTATTTTAGACTGGTCTCTTTTTGTAGCTACAGAATAAATTTCTGCTCCACCTTCTCCATCTTTTGTAAGCATATAATTTGCTATGGCTGAATCTAGAACAGATTTGCCATTTTTTCTTGCTACAAATAAGATTGCTTTTCTGTATTTTCTAAATCCAGTATCTTGATCTACAAATCCAAATAATGCCTGAATAAATGCTTTTTGAAACAATTCTAACTTTAATGGTTTCCCATTCCATTGTCCTTTAGATTGCCTACAGTATTTTTCAATAAAATGAATTGGCCTTAAACTTTTTTTTTCATCAAAAATATATGTATGTGTTTCTGTTTCTCCAGTTTCTTGATTTAAAAAAGACACTTTTTTTGGTGCCTTTAAATCATCATTTAATCTTTTGTAGATTGTTTTTACTTTATTACAAACCTTATTAGGATTTTTCTGAATCCACTTATAATATTCTTCTATATATGTCATAGATCATCATTATCAAAGTCATCTAAACCATCAGATAATTCTTTTGGCAATAACTCATTCACTTGTTTTACAGTGGATTGATAATTTTTGACCATAGCATTATATTGCACTAAAGCTGGATTTGCTCTTTCAATAGTGTACTTACCTTGATCCATAGAAGTAACTACACCTTTTTCTCTTACTTCTCTTTGAAGTTTATTGATAGTTGTTTTCATAAATTCTAGTTCTTTTAATAAGCTCAAACCTAACATTCCTTTTTCATTATCCATCTCATTAAAAGCTTTTTTAAGAATTTTGAAATTAACTGGCTTGATTTTATCCATTTTGCACTCCTTTCTTAAAAGATGGGGGGATATGCACGAATCTGCACATTTTTCAAATG